GAATGCGGCTTACTGCTTGCGCCCCAACACCGCTGGTGTCGTTTGAGTAAAAGTCCAATGTTGCAACAATATCGCCAGCAGCCCATGACACCTTACTTTGTGTGTCCCGAATGTTGAGGGTTGGAGTAGTGCCAGCCACATCAAGGTTGCCAACAGGCGAACTCGTCCCAATACCCACGTTGCCTGCGCTCGTGATGCGCATGGCTTCGGCGCTGGTGGGTGAAAACGTAAAGTAAGAACTGCCTGCGGTCGAAATAAAGTCTGTTCGGTTGGCGCTAGCTGCTCCATCCCCATAGTTGCGGATGTAAAAGTTATTACCCTGCCCTTGCAGATAAAGAGACGCAATCGAATTCGCTCCGGTGTTTTGGTTGCTTACTCGCAAACTTACTTCACTGTCAGCACTTTCCACTACATCCAGCCTATAAGCGGGCGAACTCGTCCCAATACCCACGTTACCGCCCGTGATGCGCATGGCTTCCGTAAACGTGGAGGAGCCGTAAGCCGCGTTTGTGTTGCTACCAAACCGTAACGGCCCAAAAGCAGAAAACCTAACCCCGGAACTGCTGCTAGGGTCATAATCAATAAACCCGTAACTGCCTGTATTGCTAAACATCAAGCCAGTAGTTGCTCCAGAACCACCAGACGAATGTACAGAATAACCAGCTTTGGTTGTAGATACAGAAGTATTTACGGAGGCGTTAAGTGAAGTACTCGTCCCAATACCCACGTCACCAGCAAAGTAGTTGTCAGCAGTGCCGCTGGCATAGATGTTCCACTTGTTGGTGCCGCTGGTGACAAGGGAGGTGATGCCGTAGTTGTTTGTGCCTTGGGTTTGGTCAACGATGTAGAGACCGTGCAGGTTGGTGATGGTAGAGCCAGCGCCTTTTACTGGGTCTGCTGCGAAAAACGAAGCGGCTTGCGAAACAGTAAACACCTCTGCTGCGGTGCCCAATTGAGCAGAGAAAGCGCGGATATTGGCAGTTGCCGCAGAAGTCCCTGTTGGGTACGAGTAAACCCCCGTTTGATTTGGCCCCGACAAGGCGTATCCACGAGCGTAAAGCGCAATTGTGCTGTTAGGACCAGTGCCCACACCCATATACCCGTTCACCGTCACAGTGTTGGTAGAGGCATATCCAAGGGTTGTGTTGCCGTTTGCAATCAGCGTTGTAAATGTGCCAGCGGCAGGTGTTGTAGCGCCAACAGTACCGTTGATGTTGATCGATGCGGTACCTGTCAAGTTGGTCACTGTACCGCTTGATGGTGTACCAAGTGCGCCGTTAAACAACACAGGAGCACCAGCAGAACCTACGTTGACTGCCAAGGCCGTAGCAACACCAGTACCTAAACCAGCCACACCAGTGGAGATAGGCAAGCCTGTAGCGTTCGTCAACGTAACACTGGTTGGTGTACCCAACACAGGTGTCACCAGCGTTGGTGAAGTAGACATCACTACGTTGCCAGTACCAGTGATTGCGTTACTAACCAAACCCTTAGAGCCGTTAGTAAACACTGCTTGGTTGGCAGTCAGTGAAGACAAGACAGGTTGTGCTGTGAAAGTGGTAACGCCTGTAACAGCCAATGTGCCACCAATAGAAGCATTACCAGCCAAATACAGGTCTTTGAATTTCAGCGAACTACTACCAATGTCAACGGTGTTTGTTGTCTTAGGTGTAACAGTGGATGAGCCAACAACAACATCCTGTGTCGGACCCAACACCGAGATGGGAGCACCCTCACCAGTAGTACCGTCATGGTTGTGACCTGTACTGGCGTTAAAGGCTGCTTGAATGCCATCAAATTCGTTGTCGAGATCAGCAGCGGCGATTACATTTCCGTCAGAAATGTTGTTACTTGTATCGACTCGTGTATATCCTGCCATAATAGTTCCTGTCTAATGTGTGTAGTTATAACCGAAACATCAAAGCTGTAAAGCTTTAACGCCTGTCATGTGTTGCAAATTCCAAAGTTGCTGCGTCCAAACTGAACGGAGGGTTTTGACCATCCGACACAAACTGCAGCGACACGCTAAAAGCCGACCCAATCACTTGAGTCTCAAACTGCTTTACCAACTTACTTCCAAACACTGTGGTGCCATATCTAGCACCAGAGCTACCATAGAAACCTACAGTGCCTGCTTCGTTAGACAGCTCAATAGTGTCAGGCTGAATGCTGCCTTGTGTGTCAAAGTCAAGCTTCAAGTTGACAGAGGTGGTGACACCCCCTTGAGGGTCTGTGTAGAGGAATAGTTTGTAGAACGTTTTACGAATACGTGGATCATTGATTGAAACAAAAGGTGTAGCAAATGAAGCAATGATGTTTGTTCCATCAAAGCTGTTACCACTTTCCATCTCATAGATGTAGCCATCATCGTGAGCAAACACCAATGTCTCTGTTTGGTTTTCATAGTCACCATCAGCAACATAGGCTTTGATACCCAATGTCTCAGCCCACGACATAGTGCTGGTGTTGTCACCAACCATCTGTGTACCCAAGACACCTTTAGCGTTCGCTGTAGAAGCACCAGTAGCGTTGTAACCAAAGATGCGGTATTGCGACTTCTGCTTAATAACACAGCTGGCGAAGCTACTACTAGAAGCAATGATACTGGTCATCTCGTTCTGAATAGGCTTAGACACTACACCCAAGTTGAAGTCACCAACACGGTCTGTAGCGCTAAACAAACGCAAACCTTCAGGACCAAGGAAGATGACATCGCCACCAATTTCCTGAATAGTATCAGGAGCAACACAGCCAACATTCTTTGTCACAGGCTGCAACACGAAGTCCTGCAAAGTGTTACCGACAAGTTGATTGATGGTTTTGTCTGTGAAGATGATGAGAGCTTCACGGAAAGGAATGATACCTGTGATGAGTCCACCAACGTTAATGACACCAGAGCCGTTAGCAGCACTGAAGTCAGAGTCAGTATAAGGTGACGTAAATGTCAAAGTTTCGCCTTTAGCGAAGAACATTTGATTTTTATGGTAAGCAACAAAGCTTGCAGCAACCACATCAGCCGGGGCAGCTGTAAGCTCAGTGAAGGTTGTACCGTCCCAACTGAATGGTGTGTTAGTACCATCAACAGCCATAACCTTATCTGTACCAGCCAATCTATACTTTGAAAAGCGCAGTTTGAGGCCAGCGCTTCTATCACACGACAACATAGTGATGGCTGCATTATCCGCAGGACTAGATGCCAACGAAGGATATATGGACAACGCAGCAGCACCAGATGTAACTGTGGCGGGTGCAATCAATGTATACACCTTCTCAACACCAGCGATGGAGAAGGTGTCACCAACCTGTGGTGTACCTGTCAAACCATCAACGTTCAATGTAGAACCTGTCTGAGAACCACCATTGACCAACACTGTGCCGTATGAAGGCTTAGATACTTTGGTGTGTGCAGAGCCTGTGGTTGAATAGATGTCAGAGTTACGATAGGACAACACTGTCTCGTTCCAAGCAACAATACCTTTGATAGTGCCTGTGTGACTCGTGAAGGTGACAGCAGCTTTATCGGCTGGGCTAGATGCCAGCGATGTTGTCAACGTCAGTGTTGCTTGCTTGTATGTATCGTTAAACGACACACCTGCTGTAGCTATAGTGTATGTACCAGTGACACCAGCAATGGTGAATGTAGAGCCTGCAACAGGGGCAGTATAAATGTTAGCAAGCACCAGCGTTGTACCAGTCTGTCCAGACCCCTGTACCTTTGGTTCACCATAGGCAGGAACAAACGAGCTTGAATACTTGTCGTAGCCTTCAATGCGCTTATAGCCACCATCAGTCGATGGCTCAAAGTTCTTCAGCAGACGAGCGCTACCGGGTGCCTGTGTACCGTGTTGCAACGGAGACAAGTTGGAAATGAGTCCACCACGGAACTCAAACGGATAGGTCTGAAGTCCATCAGCCATTAGCGCACCCGATCACCAAAAGCAGAGCTACCACTACCAGATTGGATGATGGCAGTAGAGCGCATGTAAACAAAACGATTGATCAAGATGGTGCGCATACGCTTCAAACCTTCTTCAAACTTACCCTTAGCAATGTTAGCAGCTTGCTCGTTACTACGGAACATATAAGCATGATACATAGCACCGTCAATGATGACATGACGGAATCGCTCTGGAATGGAAGGAACATCTGTAGCACTCGCAAGATCTACAGGAACTTTATAGTATTCGTAGACAAGCTCATAGGCTTGGTCAGGTGGTGGTGTTACACCCCATTGCAAACTTGGTGCTTGAAACACAGCGGAAGGAACTTCACGTTTGGAAGTATTGTCGCCATACTCTTGGTCAACAGCGTTTTCTAAATAGTCGTCATAGTCGACAACACCAAGCTTCACTGTTTCGTTACCGAATGTGGTGCTCTCCTTGATGCGAAAGGTATCGAAGTCAATCGACCCAGCATCAGTAGGGAAAGCATAACGGGTAGTACCTGCTATCAAAGACAATTCAGCAAGTTGATGATTGAAGGGCCATTCATAGTGTGTCTGGTTAATGTCACGAATGGAGGAGTTGACACTATCTTTGATTTGAGAATAAAAACCCTTGGCTGTTGAAAAATTACCAGAGGTAAGTTCAACTTCGTTAAGGCGACGATTCACTTCATTAACAAGACTGATGTAGTCGTATGCCATGATGGTTCCTGTATATTTAAAAAACAAAAGGGAGAGCCTCGTTAAAGACCCTCCCTCTTAGGTCAGCCTAAAAGATTAGGCCAGTTGGTCGCGGTCAACTTCAGTAGCAGCTTCGGCGTTCTTAGAGCAGTCAACCACCACAGCCCACACACGACCAGTGATGATACCGGGCGAACCAGAGATGGTAGTGACAACGTCGATAGTGTCAGCAGCAGCGATAAAGCCGGGAACGACACCACCCTTGTTGGTGTTAGCAGCGGTGTTATCGAAGTTCAGATCATTAGCAAACACAGTGGTGCCGTCAGTAACGTCCAGAGTGTAAGTAGTAATATCAGGAACAGCAGTAAAGTTTTGGAAGCCAGCGGCAAGAACCACCACACCAGCAGGCACAGAAATACCAACAGCAGTACCGGAAGTAGCAGCCAGAGAAACAACTTTCTCCAACAGCACGGGAGCGCTGCGCACAGATTGAACAATAGACATTTTAAATTTCCTTTATTGAATGATGTAGAAACGGGGAAGCCTTTTGAGCCTCCCCTGTTTCATCAGGCCACGTTGTACTTTGCAGTAACAATAGCCTCGGGACGCAAGATCTTACGACCATACAGGTGCATACCGCGCACGATGTCAGCGAAGCTGTCGGGATCACGGTAAGTCTCGGTCTTGTTGATCTGCTGAGCAGTTGCCACAGCAGCGTCTTGACCAGCAACGATCACACCGAAGTTGGTGGATTGAGCAGAAGCACCAGCAGTACCGGGACCAGTACCGATCTTAGGAGTGTTGTTAGACACATAGATACGGAAACCGTGCAGGTTGTTGATGACCAAACCGTTTTGCAGACCGGAACCACCGAAGTCGGAGTTCAACAGACGGCTGTCTTCGTCCTTCAACATTTCGATGAACACTGGGTCGACGACCAACCAACGACCTTGGGTGTCAACGAACTGCTGATCCAACAGACGACCCATACGTGCAATCACCATCAAAGGCGAAACAGTGGTAGTGGGCAGTGCAGTTGCACCGGGCAAACGAGGAGCCAAAGGAATGGAGTCACCAACGCTACCAGCGGTAGTCAGGTTGCCGAAGCTTGGGCGGCTCAGCTTCATGGAGGCCAACAGTTCGTCAGCACCAGCGGTGGCAACAGCTTTAGTACCGGGGATGGTGGTACGGGCAGTGTCGGCAGCAGCATGCAGAGCAGACTGTGTGTAACCGGACAAGTAGCCCAGCACGTCTTGGTCGTACTGGTCACGCAAGCGATAAGCAGCGCGGTCAGTAGCCATTTGCATGAAGTTCACGTGCGAGTGAGCAGCTTCTACGTCATCAATTTTAAAGGCAAAAAAGTTTGCCTGATCGACGACCAGTGTGAAGTCCTCGTCGTCCAGATCTTGAGCGGTGATTTGAGTACCACGCTTATAAGGCTGAACGCTCACCTCAGGTTCCTTGATGATTTTTACAGAATCACCCATCTGAGCGATTTCACCGAAGTAGTCGTTGTTGGTGATATCCTCGACCACCGAAGATTTACGGAAGGCGAGTTGTACTTTTTTGCTGTAGATTACAGCGCTGAAATTGCCATTAGGCAGGTTGCCGTATCCGGCTACTGAAGGGAAGGCCATTATGATTCTCCTAGAAATATTGGCATATAATTAAATACACTAACACAACTACAGAGGCTGGCTTCACTAGGTGCGTCATTCTTCCGAAGTGCCCAACGGAAAATAACGGGCTAATAAAACATCAGGTGTATCTGACAGTTTATTGTTTTGTGTCACTAAACAACTCAGCAAAACAAACAGATCTTCTGTATAGTCTTGCTTCATCTTATTGACAGCAGAGCATATGAGTTGGACATTGCCTTCAACATATCCTTTACTACTGTCGATCCTGTCAAGGCTTACGGTATTAAACTGGTTGGCTGTTGCAAGCAGCGGCAGCTTTGTGTAAACACATTGACCTTGTTGTTTCTCCCACACCTCTTTTAAATATTCAGGTGTGATTGAAACTTCAAATTTCTTACGATAAGAAGCTGACTTTACCAGCAGATTGAATCGTGAGTCTAAGTTTCTGTACTGTTTTCTAGTATTGTTACGATTGTAATCAACCCTATACTGTACAACTTTACTCTTGTTCTTTTCGTAATAAATTTTAGTGTATGCGTCATGACACGCTTTACACTTACCTTCATAACCATCCTTGGTCCGTTTGTGTTTGTAGAACAAACTGACATTCTTCTCAACCTTGCAACAACTGCAAGTCTTCACAACATCATTCATTTCAATCCCTAACTAGATTTAGCAAAGGACTAGGCAGTGAGTTAGCACTGTCAGGGGAGCTACCCTTTTCGTCCTGTTAAAAGTTATACCAGACTTTTTCAGCCCGTGTCAACTATTATCGTGCGCCAGCACTCAAATCGTACACAAACTTACCAGTTTGTATAGCCTTCATGATGGCTTCTTCGTTGGCTTCGTACTGCTTACTAGACATCTTAGCCACCTGAGACTCGTACATCACACCTTCGGTGTCTTGTCCTGACGGGGCAGATCGTTCACCACGGGTACGAACACTCTGTGCTGCAGAAGTATCTTCCTTCTTCGACTTCGCTTTAGCGATGTTGCGATCAGCCTTATAAAGATCAATGGCACGAGCAGCAGAACGAGCATCTGTATCATTCTCATATAGGGCTTGTTGCACCCAAGCTGGTTGCTCGTCTGCCCAGTCATGGAAGTCATCGGTGTCTCGGATGGTGTCAAAGTCTGGATGAATCTTCATCAACTCAAGCTCAGCCTTCTCACGTGCTGTCAGCTTCTCTTGTTCATCCAGTGCAGCAAAGCGTTGCTCCATAGAAGCAGTTTGCTCTTTAGCTTTCTTGATGGCGATTGTCTCTACAATCTTTGCCACGTCAGGATAGGTTGCTGCCCAACGAGCAAGGTCTTCTTCGTTCGTTGGTAGCTTGATTTGGTTCTCGGTAGACTGAGTAAGTTGTGTACGCAGTTCGTCAATTTGCTTTTGCAGGGTAAGTTGTTGTTGCTGTGAGTGACGACGAAGATCACCATAGCGCTTCTTAAAGCTCTTCTCTTCTGCTGACAAGTTGCTGTCGTCTTCTGCGCCATCTTCAACAGCTGCAGATTTCTCTACGTTCTTCTCAGTGAGTTCTTTCAGTTCCTGCTCTTCGCGTTCAATGCGTTCACGGTTGGTGTTGCGTTTACCAAACGGAGCAAGCGCTGTCGTCTGCGATTTTTGTTCCAAGACTACTTCAGTCATAATTACCTTTTAAGTTGGGGCTGCACTGTAGGAGACAACATGTCTCGGAGTCAGGTAGCCAATGATGGTGGGTATTGTTTAGTACCAGTCTGCCCACCACAGACTCTGGTATTCATAGTGTACTCTATTTACTTCTGACGGGTTACAAAACTTGTAGACTTACCAGTCTTTTTGTTCTTACGATTAGGGACGAAACCGCCTTTGGCCCATCCGTCACCAGCAGAGGCAGCGCCTACACCACCATCTCCGCTGTCACCAGCACTGGCACCACCAGTACCTGCACCAGCACCGGAGCCTGATCCATCACTTGCACCAGTACCAACACCACCAATACCATCTGCTCCGGTATCTGTACCAGATGTACCAAAACCAAAACTACTTTCGGTACTGGTGTTAGTTGAAGGAGCGGCTTCGGTGTAACCAAAAGTTTCACCATTAACCGTACCTGTAACGTTAGTGCCACCTGAAGGGTTTTCTCCTTCACTGACAGAAGTACCAGACGTACCTGTACCAAACGCATTGGTAACAGCCATCATTGCTTCCATAGGATCTTTACCATCAACATCAGCAGCGGCCTGAGCACCTGCAGCAGCAATACTTCCCGCTGTAGCATTAGCCTGAGTACTAGCATTCTGTGCTGCTTGTTGTGCGGCTGTAACGGCTTGGCTGCTGTATCCCTCAACACCAAGGTTGAAACCAATAGCTTCTGCTGTCTGAGCCTGAGCCTGTGAGTTAGACAAGGAAGACGCTAATGATTTACCAGCTTGAACACCCAATGAAGGCATACCAACTGATAAACCAAATAAGCCACCAACAATTCCACCAAGGGTTGATGCAACAGGAGAACCTGCGGTGATACCACCATGTGTACTGCTAGGGTTTGGAGCGTCTGTGCCGAACGATCCACCACCACCACCGACAGGTCCACCACCGTCACTACCACCAGCATCACCACCACTAGGTGTTGTCTGTGTAGTTGGACCAGCGGCAACAGGAGCCGTAGGCTCAGTAGCACCAGCAGCTTTCACTTTATAACCAGAAGGAATGGACAACTGAGCTACACCGTTAATGAAAGGAATGTAGATGGTCTGACCAGCATCGTTGGTCATTGGCACCATCTCAAAACCTTTAATGGGCGCATCGCGGTAGAGTTGTTCGTTTTCTTCACCGCCTACATAACCACCAGCTGCATATTCACGTTCTTCACCACCCTCATCTTCTGACATGATGGAGTCAATCTCAGACGAGAACGCATCATCATCCATCTCATCTTCACCACCACCAAACAAAGCTTCACCGTCTTCTACTTCCTCGGCATTACCCATCTGACCAATTTCGTTCATGCGTTGCAGACCCTTCTTAGCCTTATCACGCAGCGCCATCAGCTTTTCCAAACCATAGAAACGTACAACATCAGCAGGAAAGACAAACTCACCTTCGCTAAGCTTAGCATCAATGTCGTCCCTGACTTCTTCTTGCATAGCACCGGGTGGTACTTCATTGCCAGAAACTGGATCGACTGTACCGCCCTCTTGCATTACACCGCCTTCAGCGAACAGCTTATTCATTTCAGTTTGCATGATTGATCTCATCCTTCAAATACTTCAGCTGACGCAATGCAGCAATGGCACCTTGTGCCTTAAATACTTCGCTCAACTCTGTAGCCTGTTCCAGCTTGCGTTGATGTTGTTCAATGTCGTAGTCGAGCTTTTCAACAAAGGCATCCCACATATGAGGACTGTTAAGCATACCCTTCAGTTTAGGTAGGAAAGCTTTGCTCATTTATTGAGCACCCATCGGAGCTTGAGGAGCAGCGCTAAAGCCTTGTTCGCCCGGTACAGGAGCAGCACCAACACCAATGTTGCCAGCACCACCACCAGTCATATCAGCCACACCAGCGCCCGGTACAGGTGGAGCACCCGGTGGCATAGCGCCACCAACGGGAGCGCCAGCAGGCGGTGCCATCAACGCAGCCTGACGTGCAGCTTCATCCATATTGTTGGTAACTTTGTCTTGGTCAAGATCCATCGCCTTGGCAATCTCACGGATGATGTAAGGCATCTTGGCGAATGGCATCAGTGCTGGATTACTAACAATCTGCAAGAATTGCATCAGTCGCTGTGAACGCACTTCAGTAGCCATCAACGATTCAGTACCACGAGCATTGACTTCCAAGTCACCCTTAATCTCTGGGTCGAAGTCAAACTGCATGTTGAAGCTGAAGAAGGCTTTACCGAGCGGAGCCAACAGGTAGTCATCAACGTTCTTAATCACTGTCTTAATGGAACCACCAGCAGCGTTCATCAACATAGAGATACCAGATGCTGTACGACCAACACCGCTTACACCAGTTTGACCATGAGCAAACGATGGCATACCTGTGGATTCGTCAGCAAGCTGTCGAGCTTTGTCAAACAGCTGCAGATTCTCTTGCGACACGTTAGGAAACTTAGTACCGAACAAGCTTTGACCGGGAGCACCGCCTTGACGACGAAACACTTTGCCGGGATAGACAGACATGTCTTGACCGGGGACAAGGTTGGTTTCATCAACTTCAAAGACGAGGTTGCCCGACAACACAGCGTTGTCCACAGCCATACGCATGAAGCCGTTCATCAATGTCTGTGTATCGTCCATGTTCTCTGCAATACCAACGCCAGCCAAGCTGTATGGATTGAGTTCGTATGGAACAGCGTAGTAGGGAATCTTTGCAGGCTTGAAAGGATTCAACACCAAGCGAATGATCTTGCCGTTGCAATACCAGATGTTGGCTTGCAACTCATCACCGTCTTTGAAGTCTTCAGGGATGGTGACATCGTTCTCTTCCAACAATTCAATGTCAACGTTACCCCAGTACTCCAACACCTCAAAGCGATCAACGTCAAAGTTGGGAGCGTAGTCACGCAGATCATCTTCCCAATACTTCTTAACGTAGGTTTCACCTTGTTCAATGAGTTGATCAATGACGTTCTTACGGAAATGGGGACGGCGCTTCAAAGCACGAAGCTGTGTACGCGACATCTTGTGACGCTCAATGACATACTGGCAGTCTTCTGTGTTGTTTGCGTCTGGGTCCCAATAGAAGTTCCAGAGAGAAACATGCGAAGCTTCTGGTACAGTTTTGATTGTTGGTTTGTATTCACCGTCTTCTGTCCAGTTGGGATATTCTTTGTTGACAGCGAATGGACCCTTCATCACACCTGTACCAAACAAGGCCATCTCAAAAGCAGAAGCACGAAGATGCTTACTAGCACCGCTCTCTTCAAGCTGGTCATGGATCTTCTTCTCCATCTTTTTAGCAGCCAACATAGCGGGATAGAACGTCACAGACGTGGGTGTCTGCCCCGGTCCATTCTTCAAACCGGGAACATCTTTCAAGTCTTCCTTGAGACTACCAAGCATCTCTTCCAACTTGTCCAAGTCAAAGTCTTTACCGATACCAGCAGCACCCTCTTCACCGAACGGAATAGCTGGAGGAGCACCACCAGCAGCATTCTGTGGATCGAAATGGACAGAATCAGCTACACCTTCTGGCAACACAGACGGGTCAACGCTGAGAGGGAACTTGTTGTTAGAAAACAACACATCTGTAATCTGACCATACGCAGCAAGTGTCTTAGTCTTTGTCACCTTCACAAATACACGACTCTTCTCAGTCTCAGTGAACTTGACATCGGGACCATACAGGCCACGATAGTTGCGATAGGCACGGAGCCAACGATCTTCGTCAGTGCGGCGTGACTCTTCCGATTTGGTGTAGCGTTTCTCAATGAAGCTGATGAGAGCACCACCTTGGAAGTCGTCTTCATTCTTGGGAGCGTCATCAAGCGCTAGAGTTTTATCGTTAGAGGGTTTATCAATGAGGGCCATAAGTGTTCCAGAGTATTAAGAAAGGTATAACATGTAGTTGATCAATAACCAAATACAGAGTCGGCTACAACTTTGCCGGTATTTTGCGACATAGGATCAAAGTCAAACAAGCCGCTACGTGGACGTGACATTACACCATAACGCAAAGCGTCATAAGTGTGATCGTTGCTAACTTTGGTGTTAATATCTTCTACGTTAGTCTTATCAATTGGTAAAGTTGGTAAATCTGCAATGATTTGTACACAGTTGTTGAAGAACACCATGCGTGGCTGCTCTGTCATGGGGTCAACCTGCAGACGGCGGTGTATTTCGTTCTTACCTGCAACACGACTACCAGCGGAACGGTCAGCAGGTCGCCAACGGCACCCCTTCATAATCATTCGTTCAGCAATAGAGGGTCCAGTGTCACCACGTTTGTGCCAGCATGAGCTATCCAGTACACCATAACGGATCTTCTCACCGTCTTCGGCCTGCATAACCATCACAGCAAGGTCTTCTGCCAGCACTTTGCTGACATAAAGCTCACGATAGACCACCAAACTGTCATCGGGCGCTACAGCAAACCACAATACAGCGCTATAGCTGCCATATCCGTAGTCACAAGCTCTGAATCTAGGCCAGCTGCTGGGAATAATGAAGGGTTCTACAACGTGAATGGCTCTGTTGAACTCAGAAAACGCTGCACCCTCTGCAATATCCCAGTTGCCTTCCAACAATTGCTTACGTTGGTGCTCTGGCAAGGACAATAACATCGTTTCATAGTCGCCTGACTCAGCCAAATAGGGATTGTCAGCCAGCTTAGCTGATATAAACTTGCGTTTGAACAGCGGTTGGCCTTCTTTGCTGTGCCCTTTTGGGTACACCAACGTCTCTCCTGTCTCAACATCGGTGGCATAGAAGCTTTTACCGGGTGCTGCAGGCACAATGAACATCTTCCTGACCCATTGATGACCGGGACCACCGGGGTTGGTGGTAGCTCTCATGAACACAGGCAGATCAGGCGCTGCTGTACGCAGACGAGAACGCATGTAGTTGTACGCAAATGGGGTAGGCCACTGTGTTAGCTCGTCCCAAGCGATGTAGGAGAATGACAAACCTTGATAACGCATGACATCTTCGTCACGGTCAAGGTAGGACATCCACAATTTACCCCCACTTGGATGCTGCCATTGCATCTTTCGTTCACTCCACTTGATGCCGGGGTATATCTTTGGATACATCTCCTGCGATTTCCAAATGAGTTCTCGCAATTCCTCTGTAGTGTGACGAAGAATTAGTCCAGAGAATTGGGGATGGGCAATGTAGCGAAGCGGATCTGCAAGAATGGCATAGCTTTTACCGCCACCAGCAGCACCGCCATATAACACTTCACGCTCTGAAGCGGCTAGGAAGTTTGTCTGAGGGCCGGGGTTGGGTCTGAAGATGACGTTGTCGCGTACAGGCTGAACAACTTCAATTAGTGGAGCCTGTGAAGTATCGTTTAAGTTCGACGTATCGATCACTATCGAAGAAGCTTCCGTCTTTGGTGCCGAGTCTTTCTTCGTACTCTTGCGCTTTCTTGAGGGCTTTTTCGTACCCATCGGCAAGCTTTCGATAAGTAGAGGATTTGCGTTTGTGGGACTGTTCATTCTTTATACGTTTCAATAGACCTACATGGCTTATCTCTCTACCTGTCACAGTGGTGAGCCATGCCGCCACCTGCCTAGAGCTATACTGCTTCAAATACTTCTTAGCTTTTTCAAGCGCATCAAGCTCAATTGCTACAGGCTGAAGCCAACCATCGTCTTCACTATCAACAACATATCCAAATGGAACAGTGCGAGACAGCCTTGGTATCTTAACATATTCGTTTGTTGATGTAGGCTGTGGCAGTACGTAAGTACCTAAGCCGAAATCGAATGTATCAACAGACTGAACATCTGACATTAGTCTTCCTCACGTTCCTTTGCAGGTAACACCATAATACCACCAGTGCTTTCAACCTGCACCTTCTCTGTCTTCACCAAACCAGCACGGTCAAGCAAGTCCTTAGCAGCCGACATCTTCTCTTTCAAGCCAAGCTCTGTAGGGTCGTCAATGGCGTTGATCATAGCCACTGCAGCCTTTGGTGCTGCCATAGCAATGTAAAGCTGTGTAGCTTCAATGATTTCTTCTTTGAGATAGTTGGTGAGGCTTCGTCGGCTGTAGCCTTCAGAGAAACCTGCCATACGCATAGCTTGATTGATGTTGCCACCTGCATCGGCAAACAACACCTCAAGGAAGCGCTTATGTTGTTCTGTTAGTTCTTTAGCCATATTAGTTATTCATCGGATCGAAGTATTCTTCAACACTCACTGTAGCGTCCATTGTTGATCCAGCCTCTGGTGTTACAACAATGTAGTCACCAGCGCTCAAGGCAAGATAGCTACCATCGAGCTTCAAATAGCCGTAAGCAGAAACGGTGTAGCCACCAACAATGTAGTATTGAGTGCCCAAGCTTTCGTCGTGCCATTGGATCGACACCGTCTTGTTACCGCTTGTAGTGTTTGCCACAAACAACAACTCCACCCTAGCCGTGTGATTGGCTGGGCAGGTGTAGATTGTGTTGGCTGCACCAGCTGTCAAGTTCTTACCAACACTGCGAACCTTAGCAGCTTTACCGTTTCCATTAGCCATTACTTTTTAGCTTTCACTTTAGCTTCTGACAATGCAATGGCTATCGCCTGCTTAGGACTCTTCACCACCTTGCCGCCTTTGCCGCTGTGCAGGGAGCCTTCTTTGAACTCACCCATCACTTTAGCAACCTTGGCTTGTTGTTTGGCTACAGCACCACCCTTAGCCATCTTCGCAGTCTTTGCAGCCTGCTTAAACGCTTCAGCTGTAGGAGCACCTTTGCTACCCACCTTACGCATCTTCTCGCCAGAGCCTTCGGCAATGCGCTCACGCTTTGCAGCAATGTTGCTGTACAGACCCGGCTTCATTTCTTCTTCGCCTTTGTAGGCTTAGCCATACCAACCATAATGACAAGAGCGCCTTTACCGCCTTTGCCTTCTTTGGCAAGACATTTACCAGCTGCTTTGCATTTAGCAGGAGTGGGACAGCCTTCGCAGGGCTTGAATGTTTTCTTTGTAGCCATATCATTTCCGTTTCTGTGCAGGTGGTACAGACGCACCACATCTAGCCATAACAACACCGCCTTTGGCGAGGTTGAGTTGCTTCTTAGCCTTGTCAACTTCTTCGGCACTAACCTTCTCACCAAGCTTGAGTTGCTTCTTTGCAGCTTCAACTTTATCTTCGCTTTTGTCTTTACGACGAGTAAGACCACGCTCACGGTTGAGGAAGTCACGCAAGCTAAGACCAGACTCGTCCAACTCTTTCTTACTAACAACACGTGCCTTCGGTTTAGCAATGCGCTTGGTGGCATCGTCCTCTACAGCTACAGCACGTGGTGATTCAACAAAGGCTAGAGCACGGGCACGTGTGTCGTCGTCAATGTTCTGGTTCTTAGCCATGATTACTTCTTAGCCTTTTTGACAGCACCACCCTTAGCCATCATTGGCTTCTTCTTAGCAGGAGCCTTGGCGACTGAACCACCCTTAGCCAGCTTCACACCAGCGCCCATAGCAGCTTTCTCTTCCAGCATGTTAGCTTGGTCGAGATATTGATTGCGCACATCTTGTGGCAAAGATTTGTCTTTAGCCATCTCACGCAGCTTAGCCACTTTAGCAGCATCTTTATTTGGGGCAGTAGTAGCCATGATAGTCTTTCTTTAAAAACGAGGCTATGCCTCAAACACTGCTGTCGGTTTTGTCTACACAACGAAACGCTACAGCTTCAACAGGCTTGTCTTTTAACAAAGCCAACAACTCTTGTACCTTCACCGCCGCTGCAGCTTCACAGCTTTGCAGATCTTTGTACATCACATAGTGCTCATACTCCAACACCATACACGCTTGTGCTATGCAGATGAGGAACTGAGCAACGTACATATGTTATAGCATCTTTATAGCTTGTTCACCACTTTACTTTATCAGCCCAATAAGCAGCTGACATCTTACCCTTTGCAATGTTCTTGGCATGACGGGCTTTGAAGGCTTCGTTACGAGCACTACCGTCTGGACTGCCCTGAACACCCTTCTGTCCAAACCTAATGAGCTTCACCGCATCACCGTCCTTAGCCAACACAGCATGACTCTTTGTCGGATGATCTGGTGTTGCTTTAGGCTTGTTGTAGCCACTGAACTCTTCACTGCCTCTTTTGATTGCCATATCAATATCTCCAGCTATTGCGCCTATCGCGCCAACCGTTAGCTCTCATCGCTTCTTCTACATCGTCTAACGGGAAATAAAAGCCTGTTTGCTTCTCAACAGAGGCTCTAACATAAAACACATCTGAATGAGGAACATAGACGTTGTCTAAGCTGCCTCTGTGTAGGGCTATATAGATCTTTGCCGCATAAGAGTATGGAGGGCTATTTAGAAGCCCTTTAGCTTCTACTTGATCTTTAGTAAGCAACAGATGTTTTTGATCTAACAAAAAGTCTATCACTGATGGTTTGTGTTGTTTCATTGCTATGCACTATATAGGCTAGTTCAGTCTGTCTACTGTAGCGACATTGACTAGCTGAACTGTAGTATATAGGCAAAGAGCAACAAAGTAAACAAATGAAAGAAACAAATTGTTTGGCTATGTAGCTGATGTCTTCACAGTCGATTTTGCTATGTAGCTCTATAGAGCTATATACCTATATAGGGTATGTAGGTATCTATCTATGTGGATAAAACAGGTTTCTACATAGACTATATAGAAGCATCAGCACCCCTGCACCCCAATGTTATACCAAGCTGTAAAATCTTGTCAAGCGATATATTTCATTGTGTAGTTTTGGTGCAACACTTTCACAGTTGACTTCGTCTTCCTCTTTTCTGTAGCGGCATAAGCTGCTAAAGCTGGAACGCTTTAATGGTCCTGTAGGGGGCTATCGAGTGGTGGAGCTACCTAGCCCTTGGTTGGAGATGGTAACGCATTATAGGGGCTGTGTAGGGCTTGTGTGGGGGCAATGGAGCTAGGGAGGTGGTGGAGACTGTGTTGTGGTTAACAGGGTAAAAAGTCACTTCTGTGGGCTTCAGAGTATACAACTAGCGCCCTACGGGTGGGTGGCCCACGCCCGCCCCAGCCTAGGCGCAGCCGCGCAGCCGCATACATAGGTATACATCGCAGCGCAGGATGTACGGCGCAGGCTGGCGCAATTTAACTCGCATGCATAGATCTTCAATGAATTCAAAGACTTAGGCGCGTGAGACAACTGATCAAATATCGGTGATTTATAGTTGTTGAGAACGATTCTCATTTGGTTTTACTGACTAGTTGGTCAGTAACAC